GGTCTCCCAAAGATACACAATACTAAAGATTATACTAAACAAGTATATATATTAGATTACGAAAAAATTCATGAGATATATAAAGCAAGGTGTGATAAAAAATATTTTACACATTCTGCCAACTCATATCTTATTAGGAACAGATGGAACGAATTAAAGCAATTAGCAAGAAAAGGATTAGTCTCACCTAAGACAGGAAAAAAATTAGATTTAACAACAGAAGAGTTTTGGGAATCTTATTTTGACATAGCAAACAACTCAAAGTACTACAGGAACAGATTAGATGGTCTTATGAAAAACAAACCAGATTGCAGGACCCTATTATCACCAACACAATTTAATTCAATTATAGAGAGGAAACATGGATAAGAAAATTTTTGATAAAGAACTAGAAGGAAACATCATAGCTGCCATGATTATGGAAAGATGGTGTTTTGAAACAGCACAAGAAAAAGGTATAGCACCCGATGACTTTGTGCACCCAGCATTCAACAAAGCTTATAGCATTATGTTTACAAACAATATAAATGATTATGTAAGCATATCTTCAGCTATCGATAATGAAATGCAGGCACAAGAAATTAAAGAGGAAGTTCTTGGTTTTATATCATCAGCCTCTTTTACTCACTGGCTTACTCTTTTGTTGGTGAAGTCAGCACACAGGAAATTAAATAATCTTGGAGACGAAATACCAAAGATTGTCCACGAAGACGGAAGCATTGAAGAGAAGATAGATAGGGTTAATGCCAAGCTAATGGAAAACAAGATTACAAAAAACTTTGGTATTCCTAAGTTAGCTAAAGATATATCCGTCAACATCATGGATGAACTGTCTCAATCGGGGGAAAGTAAAACAACCATCAAAACAGGATTCACCAATGTAGATGACAAGATCCATGGATTTAAACCCGGGGATCTTATTGTTATAGCTGGAAGACCAGCCATGGGTAAAACTACTTTCGCAATGAATGTTGCAACCAACAATGCACTGGCTGGCAAGAACGTGCTTGTGTTTAGTTTAGAGATGACTAACGAGCAGCTGCTTAAAAAAATAATAAGCTCAATCTCAGAAGTTCCCATGGACAATGTTTTAAAAAATAACATGGATCAAAATCAAACCAAGAAGTTTGTTGATGCAATGCAGATGATTAACGAAACAAGTCTTTATCTTTTTGACAACGCACCAGTAACCATTGAAACATTGATTAACAAAACCAACTCGCTGGCTGTATCTAAAAAAATAGATTTGATAGTGGTAGATTATTTGCAACTTCTTATGACATCTTCCAAGGCTCCAACCAATAGTGACTCAAGAGCCGCATCCATGACTTACATTTCCAATCTTCTGAAGGGGCTGGCGAAACAAGTTTCGTGCCCAATAATTGCTTTGTCTCAATTAAACCGTGGTGTTGAGGGTAGAACCGATAAACGTCCGGTCCTTTCGGATCTAAGAGACTCGGGATCTATTGAACAAGACGCCGATATGGTAGCAATGCTTTACCGGGATGGTTACTACACGGACAACCCAAGCGACACATCATCAGAAATTATATTTAGAAAAAATAGACTAGGAGATATTGGTACCTTTGGTTTATCATTCCAAGGCGAGATCTCAAAGTTCTCTTCTACGTTAGATGAGATATTTGGGGGCAGCAATAAAGTTAAAGACCTATACGAGCAAATATGAATCAAGAAGAAAACTTTCATCAAATGCTTAGGGACATCATTCCTAAGATCCAAGAAACAAGAATCAATGTACTTAAAGCAGAAGCCAATCTTAAAAAAGTTTTTTGGATTCAGTTATGCATAGCCAAGGACGACGGGGAAAGAAGTTACAACGCACAGAAATCTAAAGCCGAAGCTTCAGAGGATTACTACACAGCATCAATGGGGGTAGCAACAGCCAAGGCTAGTCTTGATGCATTGCAGACAGAGAAGGCTGCGGTTGATATGCAGTTCGAGGAATGGCGTACCAAGATGGCTAACCTAAGAATGGAGAGATCTAGGTATGGTGCTTAAAGGTAAGGCACCAAACAAAGAAGAGAGAGACTGGATGGATGCAATTGCAAACATGGGTTGCATAGTTTGCTGGGATCAGTTTGATACCTTTAGCCCAGCTGAAGTACATCACATTGATGGTAAAACAAAACCCGGAGCACATTTAAACACAATACCCTTATGTTTTAGACATCATAGGGAGGGAGCAAACAATGATATGTACGTCTCCCGCCACCCATACTTACATGAGTTTGAAAAAAGATATGGAAGCCAAGAAAGTTTACTAACCAAAACCAAGGAGCGTTTATGAAATGTTATCACTGTAATACAGAATTAATTTGGGGCGGGGATCATGATATCGAGGAAAGAGAAAATGATTTTTCTATGGTCTCAAATTTAAGCTGCCCAAGTTGTGAAAGCTTTATTGAGGTTTATTATAAAAAAAATAAGGAGGAAGAATGAGCTATTTAGCAATGCATGACGAGCACACAACTAAAATTAAAAAGAATCAAAAGGACAATATAAACCCCAGTCATTATCGTACAGGGGACATAGAATACATCGATGCAATCGAAGCCAGCATGACAAAAGAAGCATTCAGAGGATACTGCAAAGGAAACATACTGAAATATGTTTGGAGGTTTGAAAATAAAAATTTAGAAGAGGACCTTAAAAAATCTCAGTGGTATACAGCAAGACTTATTAAGAGTTATGAAACATAGAAATGATATGGGGCACATTGATGTTGCTGGATACGCTAATGCAATTGGCAAACTTAAAACACATAACGAAAGAATTAATTATATGTCTGACCTTACTTTAGGTTTTCAACAGTTATGTTATCTTTTATCTATGCAGATGTCCTTGCCCGAGACTATTGCTAACCTGCCATCCCGGGAGGAAAGACAAAAGGCTTGGGAAGAGTTGCCCGAGAACTCAATGAAGGACATGGTTAAGCATAGAGTGATAACTATATTTAAAAAAGCGAGGTGATCTAAATGCCGGGAATGAGAGGAAAAGGAAAAAAGAAAAAGAAAGGTGGAAAGAAAAAATCAAGAGGTTGATTGGACTGACTACTTCAATTCTATAAAGACGGTATGTCCGCATAGCATTGGGTCCTTTGAAGGGAACAGGGTAAAACTTGTTCCTTTTTTTAATTTGCTTAACGAGCCTACGTGGATTAACTATGCATACAAATTTGATGCATTGCTTTTTATAGGCGATAATAAAGTATCACTAGGTTTATTAAAAAACCTTGTAGATTATTTGGACAATGTTTATAAAGATCTAGAATTTTTTTATTCATATCCATACGAGGGTAAATACTCAACCCCAGTGCCATGTTTAATTGTGCAAAACAAAAGCACGTTAGACGCAGCAAGAAAAGAGTATAAAGAAAAACTAACGGAGTGAACTATGGAATGGTTAGCATTAATTTTATTAGCTGTAGCAGCTGGTTACATTATTAGGAAACACAAACCAACTTGGTGGAATAAATTATTATTTTGGAAATAAATGGTAAAGAAAACCACAAAGAGAAAATTCTCTAAGGTCCGCAAGACCAAGAGTGGCGTTCCACTTAAATACTTAGCCGGTTTAACCGGGGAAAAAAGAAAACAGCGAGAGAGAGAAATACTCAAAGCTAAGAGGCAGTATAAATCAGGAAGCCTCTCAAGATCCTCAATGAACCGCCTAGCTAAATCAAGAGCAAAAGATGGCAGCAAAAAGAAAAAGTAGCACCGACACAACTCTTAAGAACATGTCTAAAAAATACAACGTACCCGTTGGCATTTTAAAACAAGTTGTTAAAAGAGGCAGGGGTGCTTTTTATTCTAGCGGATCTAGACCCGGACAGACCCCAACATCTTGGGGCGTTGCAAGAGCTAGATCTTTTGCATCCGGTAAAGGTGGAGCAAGGAAAGCTGACGCAGATCTTTGGAAAAAAGTTAAAGCAAGGAGAAAATAATGGCTGCTGGTGTTAATCATTATTTAAAAGACGGTACGGTTTGGAAAGGCTCTTATCATAAAATGCCAAATGGTAAGTTGCATACAAACAAAAACCATACCAAAACAAGCAAGCCTTTGTTTCATTTTGGAGATCTAAGCAATAAAGCCAAGGTCAAAGCTAGGAAAAGAAAATAATGGCTACAGTAAAAGACGCAAAGAGAGTCTCGGGTGGAGTAGAGTACAGGGGTAAGAAATATCCCGGATTTAATAAGCCAATGCAGTACCGTGGTTCCGGTAATTACAAACAAACCGTCCTTGCAAAGAAGGGCGACAAGATTAAGGTAGTGAATTTTGGACACAAGGGTTATGGTCATAATTATAGTTCTGAGGCTAGGAAGTCCTATCTTGCACGATCTGCTGGAATTAGAAACAAAAGTGGCGGGCTTACCAAGGACGATAAATTCTCGGCAAACCACTGGGCAAGAAAAGTTCTATGGGCTGGAAAAGGAAAGACCAAAAAATCTCCACCTAAAAAATGATCTTATATACTGAGAAGCAACTCAGAGACGCTTATCAAAATTACAAAATACTTTTAAAAAAAAACAAAATCGATGTACCAACATTAGAAGAGTTTAGATTAATTTTTGAAGACTACTACAAAGATTATTATGGAGGGCAGGGTGAGCAAAAAAAATATATTAATTGAAGAGCTGAGGGGTGCTGGAATGTCAGACCCCGTTGTCAAATGGATTCCAAGAAACCCTATGGGTAGAAAAACTGGAAAGGTTACTGGATGGGTTTATCGTGAGTATGAGGAAAAGCTTTGGAGAAAACTTGGGGATAACTTCGAGGAAGCCAAGACTGCAACCAAGGATGTTGCATCGTGAAAATATTTGCTACTGAATTTGAGCATGACGGCAAGAGCTATGCTGGTCCCAACATTATTGCACGGGACTTTGAGCAGGCTGAATCTATTGCTGAATTGAAAGGTATTACGGTTGTTGGTGAATTGACTGACTATGTCTATCTAGAAGACGACCAGCCCAGCACGAGGACTCTTCACTAATGGGTGATTTAGTTTATATACATAGATCCAAGGAGAAGTGGATCGATATAAAAGAAGAGCCCTTGCCGAATGAGGAATTTTGTTTATTGTTTGCAAGAGGTACGGCTGACGCACCCATCATGGAATTGTTATCACCCGACACTGATAAACAAATAACCATGACTTTTTTATCTTCGCTTGGCATTAGACCGCTGTATTGGATGAGGATTCCCGAGCCGCCTATGCGGGGGAAAAAAGAAAAGAGTACCTAAACCCTATCTTATTTTTAATATAACGTCAGAGACAATCTCCATAGCTCTTAACGCTAATCTTATATCTTGTTCAGATAAGTCTGATGGAAGGTTATCTATAAGCCTCGTAAAAGAATGATCTATCGTCTCGTCTTCTTTTAAGTGTCTTGCGACTTCGGTAATGGCTTCTTTTAATAACATAGGAACCTTCTAGGATATCAAAAAAAAAGCAAGCCACAATATGCAGCTTGCTTAAAAAGTTATTTTATTTATCTAAAAACGATTGACTTACAGAATCTTTGGCATGGTAGTAAAGTTGAGCGGCTGTTTTTTGCTCAACCTCATAACCAAGATTACTTAGTTCTGCGTGGAGCCCGTTTAGACTTAGGTCCGGGTTTCGCTCTACGATTCTTATTGACAGTTCTGTTATTTTTTCTGCTTGTTTTTTTAACATGCTTAACAACCTTTGGGCTCAGCCCAATTAAATTTTGAATTTCCTCTCTAGTCATAACAGCCCAGTAAGCTGCGATGTTCCAAAGAACAAACAAAAATAAAACTATATAAAAAGTTTCCATAATTATTTCCTCCTCAGAACATCATACATGAGAGCCTATCTAGACAAGAACTTATTAACAAAGTCCCAGCGTCTTAGTGCTGGATCTCCTGTTTCTGTCTTTGGTTTCTTACGCCCATCAAAGAACTCTGTCTCTGACCTGCCGCTATGATAATCAACCCTAAAGAAATCACTGTGTTCCGGATCTCTTTTGTTGACGTGGAGATACAGCTGACGAACTGACTGGTCCATCAATTGATCTATCTTTTCTTGATCAAGCTCTTGCTTGGCTTTGTCGGTGACGTCTTTATATTGAGTCATCTTA